AAATGGTGTTGGTAATATGTTCTATAAGATATATGAGAGTGCAGTACAGGAACAATCTGAATACAAAAACTTCCTTATCAACTGGTTTGACGTGCCAGGCAGAGATGAAGAGTGGAAGAAACAGACCATTGCAAACACATCCGAAACCCAGTTCGAACAGGAGTATGGAAATAGTTTCCTAGGGACAGGTAATACCCTTATTAATTCTAATATTTTACTAGGATTACGCTCTATAGACCCCGACTGGAATCGTGATAATATAAATATATACAAGAGACCCATAGAGGGACATTCATATGTATGCACCGTGGATGTATCCAAGGGACGAGGTATGGATTACTCTACATTTAGTATTTTTGATGTGAGTACTCAACCATTCAGTCAAGTTGCAACATTTAGGGACAATATGTTGTCACCAATGCTACTTCCTGATATGATAAATAAGTATGTAAAACCATACAATGAAGCATTAGTGATAGTAGAGAACAATGCAGAGGGTGGAATGGTTGCAACACAATTGCACTATGATATAGAATATCCAAATGTCTTCGTACAAGGAATGACAAAACAGGAAGATATCGGTGTGACAATGAACCGAAAGATTAAAAGAGTCGGGTGTTCCACATTAAAAGAGTTATTAGAAGAACATAGATTAGAATTGATTGACCGTGCAACTATAACTGAATTACTAACATTTGTTAATAAGGGTAATTCATATGAAGCTGCAAAGGGTTATCATGACGATATGGTTATGAATTGTGTATTATTTGCATGGTTTGTAACAACAGAATTTTTCTATCATCTAACAGATTCGCAAGTTAAAGACTTGTTGTATTCAGAACAACAGAAAATGATAGAAGATGATATGCTACCAGCAGGAGTTTTCGGTACAACACCTGCAGAAGAAGTCTCATTCGTAGATAAAGAAGGGGATAGATGGTTTCAAACATAAATTATAGTGTGTTGGTGGGTTTTTAATTGTTATAAATAAAACAGTAAACAACACTTTTTACATTAACAGGAGTAAAAGAGTATGACATTTCAAGTATCACCAGGCGTTCAAATCTCGGAAATAGATTTGACAAATGTTGTTCCAGCAGTATCCAGTACAACTGGTGCCTTCGCAGGTTCATTTAATTGGGGCCCTGTTGATGAAGTTGTAACAGTTTCAGATGCAAAGGGTTTGGTAGATAATTTTTCTTCGCCAACTAATTCAGTTGCTGGAGCAGAAGACTTCTACACAGCAGAATCCTTCCTAAAATATGGTTCTTCATTAAGAATCGTTAGGATAAACACAAACGGTCTTTACAGTGCAAACGGTGCTGGAGACTCAACATCATTATTAAAAAACGAAGATGACTATGTAAACACTTATAAGAGTGGTGGACAAGCAGGAACTGCAGGACAGTGGATTGCTAGAAACCCAGGCGGACTAGGTAATTCATTAAAAGTGTCATCATGTGCTTCTTCAGATGCATACTACAATGATAACGTAACAACACTTGCTCAAAACGAAGGAACAGGACAAACTGTTCTTACAGTAACAAGTGGTGCAGTATTTATCGTTGGAGACATAATCAGATTTACAGGACACAATACAGAATATAAAATCACTGCAATCAATACAAATGACTTAACAGTAGAAGCAGTAGGGCAACCTGCTGGAACTGGGTTAACAATTGATGTTGCAAGTGGTGTACAAATCTCAAGATATTGGGAACACTATGCATTATTCAGTAAAGCGCCAGGAACATCATCAGGTGCTTCACTTGCAGGTGCAGGTGCAGACGAACTACACATTGTAGTTATTGACGAAGATGGTGAAATTTCAGGTAAAGCAGGAACAGTTTTAGAATCATACGGTTTTGTATCACTTGCATCAGACGCTAAAGATGCACAAGGTGGTTCAATGTACTATAAAGATGTAGTATCAACTGGTTCATCATGGGTATATTGGAGTGGACATAACACTGCAACAGACCTTACTGCAAACGGAAGTAGAACACTTGCTCAATCAGTAAGTGATGCATTCACAGGGCCTTCTTCACCTTTCTCATCAACATTAAGTGGTGGTGCAGATGGTAGAATATCTACTGCAGGTGAGAAACATGGTGCATGGACAACTCACTTCGGTGATGCAGAGACTATCGACTTCTCAATGTTATTAGTAGGTTCAACAAGAACTGATAACGGAAGTGGTGCTCAACAAGACATTCTTGCAGATTGGACAACATTAACAAACCAAGCAATCCTATTGTGTGAAACAAGAAAGGACTGCATGGCAATATGTTCACCAAGATATGCAGATGTCGTAGGTGTTACTTCAGAATCACAACAATCAACTAATGTAATCACAACTGCAAATACAGCAACATCAAGTTCTTATGCAGTTATAGATTCAACATGGGTATATCAATACGATAGATTCCATGACACATACAGATGGGTTCCTGCAAACGGACACACTGCAGGTATAATGGCAAGGTCAGACCTATTGAGGGATGCATGGGTATCTCCTGCTGGGTTCTCAAGAGGTCAATACTTAGGTATTACTAAACTTGCATTCAACCCAAAACAAGGTTCAAGAGACGACTTATATCGTGCGAGAGTTAACCCTGTTGTCACATTCCCTGGCCAAGGTACATTGTTATATGGAGATAAAACTGCATTAACAACACCTAGTGCCTTTGATAGAATTAACGTAAGAAGGTTATTCATTGTATTAGAGAAAGCAATTGCAACTGCCGCTAAAGCACAGTTGTTTGAATTCAATGATGCATTTACTCGTGCTCAATTTAGAAGTGCAGTAGAACCATTCTTAAGAGATGTTAAAAACAGAAGAGGATTAGTAGATTATTCAGTTATTTGTGACGAAACAAACAATACAGACACTGTTATAGACAGAAATGAGTTTGTATGTTCAATCTTCGTGAAACCTGCAAAATCTATCAATTTCATAACTTTAAACTTCATTGCTGCAAGAAGTGGTGTTGAGTTTGAAGAAATATATAGTGCAGTTTAAGGAGAAATAAAACATGGCAACAATAGACCAATTTAAAGCACAATTAATCGGTGGTGGCCCTCGTGCCAACAGATTTAGAGTGTTTGTTCCTAGAACAGGAAACAAAATAGAGTTTTTATGTAAAGCAACAAGTATACCTGCTGCTACAATAACTCCAGTAGAAGTTCCGTTCAGAGGTCAAGTACTTAAACTTGCAGGTGATAGAACTTTTGAAGACTGGAGTATCACTGTTATAAACGATAATGAATTCTCTGCAAGAACTGCTTTAGAGGCATGGCAAGAAGAAATCCAAGGATTTGGAACTTCTGATGGTGCAACTTCAACAGACTACCTAATTTCTCGTGCATTCGTAGAACAATTAGGTAAAGATGATTCAGTCCTTGCGAGATATGAGTTCTTTAATATGTTCCCAAATTCTATCGGTACAATCGATTTATCTTATGAAAACGGTGATGCCTTAGAAGAATTTGAAACAACATTCTCATATTCTCACTGGGAAAGAGTCGTTTAATTAGAATTAAGGTGAAAATAACACTCATGCAGGTGTTATAAATAATAGTATGGAAATATTTGGATTTGAAGTTACTCGTAAAAAAGACGAGTTAAGAGCAACTACTGTCAATAAAGGACAGTCATTCGTTGCACCTGTAGATGATGATGGAACTCCCGTCATTGCTCAACAGGCAGGGTATATCGCAGGAGGTGCTTATGGTGCCTATGTCGATATGGATGGTGGTATTAAGAATGAGGTTGAACTTATTCGTAGATACAGAGAAACATCCCTAGTACCCGAATGTGACGCTGCTATAGAAGACATTATTAATGAGTGTATCACATCAGATAGTGCTGATAGGATTGTTACACTTGACTTAAGAGATGTTAAACTCTCTGACGGCATCAAGAAAAAGATGCAAGATGAATTTAGTCATATCCTATCTTTAATGAAGTTCAATCAGAACTCTCATGAATTATTCAGAAAATGGTACGTTGATGGAAGAATTTACTTCCATAAAGTCGTTGACTCTAAAAGACCGAAACTAGGTCTTGTAGATTTACGAAGTGTCGACCCTCTTAAAATTAAGAAGGTAAGAAACGTAGAAGAAGAGAAAGGAAAAGACGGAATTAAAAGAATCAAAAACATTGAAGAATTTTACGTCTTCAATGATAAAGGGTTCGATAAGAGTAGTGCTGTAGAAGGTTCTACACTTAAAATTGCACCTGAAGCAGTATGTTATACGACTTCGGGTCTTTTAGATTACAATAAGAATGCAGTTATCGGGTATCTGCATAAAGCATTGAAGACTGCAAATCAGTTATCAATGATGGAAGATGCACTTGTTATTTACAGAATATCACGTGCTCCCGAAAGAAGAATTTTTTATATTGATGTAGGTAACTTACCTAAGGCGAAAGCAGAACAGTACCTTGCAGAGACAATGAACAAGTATAGAAATAAACTTGTTTACAATGCAGATACTGGTGAAATCAAAGATGATAGAAAACATATGAGTATGTTAGAAGATTTTTGGTTACCGAGAAGAGAAGGTGGTAGAGGAACAGAGATTACCACATTGCCTGGTGGACAAAACTTATCAGAGATTGATGATATAGAGTACTTCAAGAAGAAGTTATATCAGTCCCTTAATGTACCAGCATCAAGAATGGAGTCCGACAATGGGTTTAACATGGGTCGGTCTTCAGAGATTAGTAGAGACGAACTTAAGTTTAATAAGTTCACTAACAGACTTCAGAAGAAGTTTGCTAGAACATTTACAGACATTTTAAGAACTCAAGTTATTCTTAAAGAGATTGTAAGTCAAGAAGAATTTGATAAGTTTAAAGACTTTATCCAATACGACTTTACTGCAGATAATCACTTTACAGAATTAAAAGAACAAGAGATTTTTAAAGAAAGATTAGATGCACTTCAAACTGCATCAGAGTATGTCGGTCAGTACTTCTCACATGAATATGTAAGAAAGTATATACTTAGACAGACTGAAGAAGACATTGAAGTCCTTGATAAACAAATGAAGGACGAAAAAGAGACAATGGGAGACCAAGAAGATGATGGTTTTTCATCATATTAGGAGATATAAATAATGAGTAGTGAAGTAGCAAAACAGATAGTTGATGCAATAGAAAAGGGAAGTCTTGCAGATGCAAAAGAACTTATTGACCAAGGTGTCAAACAGAAAGCAGCGGAGACTGTAGACATGAAAAGAGTTGAACTACAAGTTGATTGGATGAATACATCCAGTGAAACACAAGGTATGTAATGAAAAGTTTCTCTGATATGAAAGTTCAATTAAACGAGGCAAAGTTTAAAATACCTCGTGGTGAAAAAGAATTGAAGAGAGATGTCGCCAAAGTTGGTGGGTCGAAAGTAGAGATAGTATACACTGATAAGAATGGTAAGGTTAATGTGTATATGGATGGTAATATATTCAGTGAGAAACCTTACAAAGATTTAAAAAGTGCAGAAAGTGAGATGAAACAGATAAAATCTATTATGTCATCTGCCGATATGCAAGAATTAAAATTAGAGGACATTATAAATGAAATTAATAGCTGAATTTAACGAGACAATATCTCCAATTATCACCGAATCAAAATCAGGCGGTAAAGACTACTTCATAGAAGGTGTCTTTATGCAAGCAGACATCAAAAATAGGAATGGAAGAGTCTATCCTATGGAAGTGATGGAGAAAGAAGTTGACCGATATTGCACGGAGTTCGTAGAAAAACAAAGAGCATTTGGAGAGTTAGGACATCCTGAAGGGCCAACAATCAATTTAGACAAAGTTTCACACTTAATAGAATCACTTACACTCGAAGGTAAAAATTACGTGGGTAAAGCGAAGATATTAAGTACTCCTAATGGAGAAATAGTTAAAGCACTTATCAATGATGGTGCAAAACTGGGTGTATCATCTAGAGGTCTAGGTTCACTAGAACAAAAAGGTAATGCACAACATGTGAAAGGTGATTTCCAACTTGCAACAGCAGGTGACATAGTAGCAGACCCGTCTGCTCCTGAAGCATTTGTAGAAGGTATAATGGAAGGAGTCGAGTGGGTATATCAGAATGGTATACTTACTGCAGTACAAGTGGAGCAAATGCAAAACGAATTAAGAACTGCAAAATTAAATAATTTGGAAGAAACCAAGTTAAATCTATGGAAAAGGTTCGTTGAGAGTCTATAACATATAAATAAATTAAGTAGTTCATTAGAAACTATCTAAACAGGAGAAAAAAATGGCAGATTTAGAAAACAACCTAGGAAGTATCGAAGAGGTAAAACAACCTCATGACGGTGCTGAAAAAGGAGATTCAAAACCAGTCAAACAAGGTTCATCTGACGCCGCAGAAATTGGAAGTGGTAAAGTTGAAGTCGTCAAACCCGAAGAAAATCCTGTTGACAAAGCAGTTGCATCAGTAAAGAAAGCTGAAACAGCACCGTCTAACGAAGGTGATGCTCAGAAGAAAAACGCTGGTAAATCTGAAAAAGCAGATTCAATTAAAGAAGATGAGAAAGAGTCTAAAAAAGACGAATTAAAATCTTCTAAAATGGAATCAATCAAAGCTATCGTCAACAACATGAAGGAAATGACTAAGGAAGACATCCAATCAATATTGGGAACAATATCTGAAGAAGAAGTTGACGAAAGTTTGACAAAAGCAGAAGTTGCTAGAAAAGTAGTGGAGTCTTTGAAGTCTATGACTGAAGAAGAAGTTACTGAAACTTATGGTAAACTCAACGCAAACAAGAAGAAAGAAGACGAAGAAGGTGAACAAGAAGAAGAAGAGAAATCTGTTTCTGAAGAAATTTCATCTGAATTAGAATCTTCTCTTGTTGAAATTGAAATAGATGACGACCTATCAGCAATTTCAGAAGCATTAGACCTTTCTGAAGAAAACGCAGAAAAGGCAAAAACAATATTCAAAGCAGCAGTCATGAGTAAGGTACAAGAAGTATCTGAAGAAATGAAAGCTCAGTATGAATCAGAATTAAAAACCACAGTTGAGACTGTCAAAGGCGACCTATCGGAAGCAGTTGATAAGTACTTAACGTATTGTGCTGAAGAGTGGACGAAAGAAAACGAACTTGCAATAGAACGTGGTTTAAGGTCAGAAATGACAGAAGGATTTATTGAAGGATTAAAAACATTGTTCGTAGAACATTATGTTGACGTTCCTGAAGATAAGTATGATGTTATTGATGAACTTGCAAATCGTCTTGACGAGATGGAACAAAAACTTGATGGTGAAGTCACTAGAAATATGGACATCACTGAAGAGTTAGACACCCTCAAAAGAGATAATGTTGTATCAGAAGCATCGAAAGATTTGACTGATACACAAAAAGAGAAACTATCTTCACTTGCTGAAGGAGTAGACTTTAAAGATGCAGAAGACTTCGCTGAGAAGATTTCTGAAATCAAAGAAGCATACTTTCCTGCAGAAGGTGAAAGTGTAGTTGAAGAAACTTTAGTTGTTGAAGGTTCAGAAGAATTTAAAGTAGAGGAATCTACATTAGTTCAGAAAGACCCTACAATGGCAAAGTATACACAAGCAATCAGTAAGTTAAATCCATTAGGATAAGACTTACTTAATAAAGGAAATAAAATGTTTTTATCAGAAAACTTACAAGAAAAGTGGCAACCGATTCTAGAACACGCCGATTTACCAAAAATCGAAGACAACTACAAACGTGCTGTTACTGCTGTTATCCTTGAAAACCAAGAAAATGCTCTAAACGAAGACAGAGCAACCTTGGCGGAAGCAGCACCTTTAAATGCTACTGGTAGTTCAATATCAAACTGGGACCCGATTTTAATCTCCCTAGTTCGTAGAGCTATGCCAAATCTCGTTGCGTACGACATTTGTGGCGTTCAACCTATGACTGGCCCGACAGGACTTATCTTTGCTATGAAAGCAAGGTATAACGACTATCCATCAGAATCTGTTGTAAATAAAACTGAAGCAATGGGAATCAACGAAGTTGAATCACGTTACTCATCAGAAAATCAAACAGTAACTGCTGGACTACAAGCTAGTGCAAACCAAGACCCTTTTAACTCTGACTATGCAACTCATACTGGAAACGGAATGACTACTGCATCTGCAGAAGCATTAGGTGATGTTGAAGCATCAAACGGTTTTGCTCAGATGGCATTCTCAATCGAGAAAGCAACTGTTACTGCAAAATCAAGAGCATTAAAAGCAGAATACACATTAGAACTTGCACAAGACCTCAAAGCAATCCACGGTCTTGACGCTGAGTCAGAACTTGCGAATATTCTTTCATCAGAAATTCTTGCAGAAATCAACAGAGAAGTTGTTAGAACAGTAAACGTACAAGCAAAAACAGGTGCATCAGCAACTGCTGCTGCAGGTACATTCAACTTAGATGTAGATGCAAACGGAAGATGGTCTGTTGAGAAATTCAAAGGTTTATTATTCCAAATCGAAAGAGAATCAAATGCAATCGCTAAAGAAACAAGACGTGGAAAAGGTAACTTTATCCTATGTTCTTCAGACGTAGCAAGTGCATTATCAATGGCAGGTGTATTAGATTACGCTCCTGCTCTTTCAACTAACCTAAACGTAGACGACACAGGTAATACTTTTGCTGGTGTTCTAAACGGAAGAGTTAAAGTATATGTTGACCCTTATGCAGGTGTTGACTACTTAACAGTAGGTTATAGAGGTACTAATCCTTATGACGCAGGTCTTTTCTACTGCCCATACGTTCCATTACAAATGGTTCGTGCAGTTGGTGAGAATACATTCCAACCAAAAATCGGTTTCAAAACTAGATATGGTATGGTTTCAAATCCATTTGTCGGTGCTACACCAGCAAACGGACTTGCATCAGCAGGTACTAACCAGTACTACAGAAAATTTGCAGTGTCAAACATTCTGTAAGACGAAAGTCTCATTACCTTCGGGTAATACTAAAAAGGTCTCTAACGAGACCTTTTTTTTGTCTTTAAATTGGGACTGCATCTTTCCGAATCATGCCTTACTATCCTTTCCTTCAAAGTTGACTCTAATCGTTCAATGTCTTGGGGATTAACCCAATTCTTTACAC